TGTTCATTTCATTTTCTGATTCAAAGAAAATTTGCTCACCGCCTCCACCAGTACCACCGCCTCCACCACCAGCATCTGCATATTCAAGCTGACCAACTGCTGTTGCACCAGAACCAGAAATACTTTTTACTTTTAAAACTTTATCTGCAGCAATTTGGTTATCCGGCAAAATTAAAGTATATGATTGACCAGCACTATGAGCAGGAGATTTAATTTTTACACCATGACTATTTGCATTACAGTTAAGTTGTAAAGTACCATCATTTGTATTTCCTTTGATTTCAAATAATCCTGTGCCGTTAGGTGTAACTTTTATATTTCCGTTTGTTGTAGATGTATTAATTTCTCTTGTTTGAACATCAAGGTTTCCACCAAGTTGAGGTGAAGTGTCATCAACTACATTTGATATACCGCTTACACCACTTAATGAAACCCAAGACCCATTATTATAGCCTTCGTATTGATTGACTTGACTATTATGACGAATCATACCTACAGCTGGACTTCCGTCTCTTTGAGCCGTTGTACCAGAAGGCACAGTTATAGATGAGGTAGTATTAAAGGTTGCTCTTGCCGTAAATGTGTTTTCCGAAGATAAAGAAGCATGACCAAAGTTTGTTTGACTTACATCACCTAAACTTACAAAAGCATTATTAGCAGCATTTCTAATTTTTAAAGTATTACCATCAATGTGTTGTGTATAAGCTGCAACACCAATAGTTGGGTCGCCAGAACCTTGGTTGTTAGTACTAAGAGCAGCAATTATTTGATTTAACTTTGTTCTTACAACAAGACCAGTTCCGTTATCAACGGTAAACCCTGAACCACCAGTATTATCAACTCTTGCCATTTAAAAAGTAGTAATTGTTTTAAGTATATCTGTTTTATCCACCTTTACCAAACCCAATAGCAGTAAAATTAAAATTTCTATCAATAGAAGCCCCAGAACTATTTTTAAAATGTACTGAAAAGCCTGTTGAAGTTACATTACTTAACTCGAAAATATCCCCAGATGCCATATTTAAAGCTGTTATGCCTACAGATGGTAAATGTGAATTAGCACCCAATAAACTGCTAGTGCCAACAAAAAATGGGTTATCGAATGTCACATTTTTTTGCCCAGCACCAGACGCAATAGCTGTTGCATTTTGTTCAGTTCTCCTTTGCAAACTTGCTGTATAACCAAGCTCCGTTACTCTTATTGTTTGGGCTGGGTCTCCTGAGGTTAATGTAGTCCTAAATTTAAAGCCTCTACCTTTATATGTTCCATTTGCAAAAGTTTGAAAACCAGCATAGGTTGCAGAGCCAGAACTTGGGTCATCTTGGGTAACATTTACTTCAGTAATAGCATTAACATCAACGCTACCAGTACCGTCAAAATCCTGTAAATCATCAATCAATCCTCTGTTATCAATTAAATCATTTGGGTAAATAGCTTCCGATTTAATATGTTTTTTAAGGTCTAAAGCAAAAACACCGCCTAAATCCAAAAAAGTACCGCCAGCACTACCACCAAATTCATACGTACCAGATGATGAAACACCACCAATAAAATCAATGCTAGTTTCTGCGTCAAAACTGGTAATACTATCAAAAAGACCAACCCCAGTAAGTGTTAAAGAATTTGAAACATTATCAAAAGCTGTAGTTGTTTTTGTGCCTTGAAATTTTGGGTTATCTTGATCTTCACGTCTTGTTTGTGTAATTAATGCTGGTTGTGGGTCTGGTGGGTCAATAATTACAGATGTTTCGCCTGTACTAAATCTTTGGCCGTCATCTTGTGCTTTTAAAATTACTTCCCCAGCCAAAATTGGTATTTCAGCAGAACTTGTATTACCAGAAACAGCGGTTACAAGGTCAGTTGCATTTGAAAAAGTGCCATTACCAGTTGTGTCTGGTGTATGTCTTATAAAAATACGCCCCCCTGCAAGCACGTCTGCCTCTGTAACAGGCGTCCATCTAAGTCTGGCAAGTTTATCTGTTAAAGGCTCGTAAGTTAAGCCTGTTATGTCTTGTGGTGGGGCTGTTTTACCAACGGCATCGAAAGTAAGTTGTGCTGGCGATCTACTTGGTTCTCCAAGGCCATTAAAAGAAAATACTCGAAATTCATATCTACCTGCCTGACTATTTACTATTTCAGCATCACTAGAAACGGTATCAATTTTAAAGAAACTGCCGTTATCTACTCTATAATGAACTTCATATCTATTTGCTCCCTGTTGAGTTTGCCAATCAATAAGAATCTTTGCAACAGCTTTATTATTAATAATTACGATTTTTTCTTGTGCCGATAATCCCTCTGGCGGGTCTAAGATAACTGTTAATGCAGTTGTATTTCTTACTGGCAAAGCTGCTCCATCTTCAACAAAAGCATATTTACCTTCATTATGTTCAAGTGCTGTAATTGAATAAGTAGTGTCATCATTTTCACTAACGGAAACAACTCTCCATGTAGTTGTTTCTAAAGTTGAACTTTCCAAAACAAAGGGAGCATTTACATTTGGTGTTGTACTGAACGCTGAAGAAACAGTTATTGTTGCTCCTGATACATTGCTTATGTTTTTAGTTTCTACTGAGCCGTCAGGCATTACTATAGAAATTGTCGGACTGTTTGAAGTTGGAATATCTGTTGAAGCTGAGTCATCTAATACAACTACAGTTGTACTTGTTACAGAAGAAAGTAAACCACCTCTTCTTACTCCAGCTTTTAAAGAATCTGCAATTTCAATAATGTCACCACATCTAACTAAAGCTCCAGCAGCCGAAGTTGTTGCAAAAGCACAAGTTTCTCCAGAATTTTGTTCATTAAATAAAAACCATTTTCCTAATCTTGCAGCTTGACCCCTAGATGTACAGGCAAATGCTTTTATAGTTTTTGTTACTACTCCATATTTTGTTTGTGTCGCTGCGTCAGCTTCTACAGTTTCAATATCTAATTCTTGTGTAATCATGTCAAAATATTGAACATTAATTACTGTGTGTCTTGTTTTTAAACTTGAGCCATTATAAACAAAACCATCTTCAGTAATATTTGAGTTATTAAATATGTATTTAGTAGCTTTACCTTCGGCGTCTTGAGATATAGAAACTGAACCCGCTGCATAAAAAGCAATAGCTCTCATTGAACCACATAAAGCATTAATCAAATCAAATGCGGAAGATTGCTGTGTAATATTTGCATTTACTGAGAATCTCGGCTCTGTGCTTCCATCACCATTACCAGCATCAACTAAAGCACCACAATATTCACTAACAGTCTTAAAACTAAATTTATCTAGTGAAGATTCAGCAATATTACAGCCATAGCGATCATTAGTTAATAAATCATATAAAATCCAAGCCGGATCAGAACACCACTCTTTACTAGCTTTAAAAGTGCCATTCCAGGTGCCTGCATAAGAAAGATTGCCATGTGTGGCATTTACTGTTGCATTTGACGGAATTTTTATTTTTATTCCTCTTATCTTATACCGCCTATTGGGGATTCTTGGAAACTTTTCAGCACTAAATCGTAAGGCTGTATGTGCTGTATTTGGATATGCGTTCTGCTTCATTATTATATTTGTCGCAGAATTAAATCTGAAAGCGTTTACAGTATTTGCATCTGTGCTATCTGCTGTGACTCTTTCAACTCTTATCTGGACTGGAAATGATGTGCCACTTGCAAGATTTATTAAATAGTCTCTAAAATATGCGTTTGTTGATCTACCTTTTACTGTGTCATCAATTGCTGTAGTTGTTGTTCCATCATTTTCAATAACTTTAATTCTTAATTGAACTTCTACTCCATCAATGCCACCTTCATCATTAAAAAATTGCATAGAGGGAAACTGCAAGGTAACTCTTACCGCATTTATTGTCGATTGACTTACGGTGTGTGTAACTGGATTTGAAGTTGTAACTTCTGTACCAATTCCAACTTCTGTTTCGATATTTCTAATTCCAGAAATAAATGTTTGATTTGCAGTACCGTCC